ATATCCTCATGTAACATATGACGCACATGGCCTTGGAGGCTAGTTTTTATAGAATAGCCTCAAAAGGCTAGGCCTTGGCGAGCTTACGAGACTAGAATTGTTCGTTTTGCTTTTTAAAACCGTAATAAATATTTATAAGAATCTCTGCGCGATCTCTTTTGGCATCAATAAACTCTGGAAATTCTGTATATAGTTTCATATTTCACCTTAAAAAATACCCAGATCTCCGCTGGCATCTAATTTTACAAATGATTCATCGCGAATATCATCTAAGCTTCTATTGATATCAATAATACCAATTTCAATAATTTTATATAATTTAGTTAAATCATCTCTAAAATCTAACCAAGTTTTTTGTTTTGGTCCTCCTAAAGGAAAAATTCCAGCTTCTGCGGAAGATAATAATTCTTTATTCATACAGGTTATTTCTGATTGACCATCTCCATTCATAATAACTATCTGGCCTATAATAGATTCTATAGGCACTGGAGAGACTTGTAATCCATTTGGTAAAATGAGGGGAGTCAGTCCCTTAGTAGACCCTGCATCAATTCCTATAAGACCGCTGGCGGCCTGTGAAATAGAATCCAAAAGATCATCTCCCATGGCCGAGCTATCGTATTGCGTAATCATCTGTGGGTTGATTAATAATTCTTTAATAGTCTGCATATTTGCTTCAACCTCTTGACGATGAATGTCGTCAGAAAATTGAATAAAACCTCTTAATAAAACTTTTTTATTTCCATAAACAAGAGTATTTAATTCAATCATCATATTAGCAAATCGAACCATGTTATCTTTGTGGTCCAATAGAACATTTATATTTTCTGAAGTAATTTCTGTATTATTTGGAAATAATATAGCGCAATCAGGACGTAATTCACGATAACTATCATCTCCATTAGAATTTCTATATACAATTGCTTGATTTGAAAAAGGATCTTTGGTTAATTGTTGACCGATAATATCTAATGGACTTGGTAAATAAACCCCCGGAGGATGTCCATTATTAAGAGTTAATTGTGTTGTAAATTTTTGACTACCATAATCTAAACCATGTCCAACAGAAGTTACATAATACAATAATCCCTTACTTTTAACATAAATTACATCTCCAGGTTCATAATATTCATTACCAGTAATTGTTAAGTTTCCTTGGTTAACTTTTGTTCGTTGTAATTGAAGCTCTAAATATGCATAAGGTCTGCATTGTAATTCAGCATTACTTGCAAATGGTAAATCTCTTTTAATATGTTTATATCCGTACTGTCTCCAAAGGTCAAAATCAGTTCCACCTGCCCAAAAATATCTTTCTTCAAATTTGGCTTGAAGTTCCTCTTGAAACGGGGCATTCCCAACAACGTCTATTCTTGTGAATTCTGGAGGAGTTTCGGTAAAACTGCAACTAATAATATCATAATCTTCTACTATAAACCTTCGACCTGAACCGGGCCCCTTTAAGTTTTTCGTATCATCTTCAATTAAATGAGCAAATAGACTTCCCTTTGTAGAATCTCCGGTTAGAATATCTTTCGCCGTATTTACAACATTTTGAGCTTTAGTAAAAGTCTCTTCTAAATCTACTCCGCCAATAGTTAAAAAGTTATCACCATCATCCTTATTGTCACCAGCCAATAAGGATTCTATTTCTTCTAATTCCTTCTGTTTTTCTTCATTACGAACTAAGAGTTCTACCAACTTATCTCTCTCGGAAATAGCAGATTTAAGTTGCCCAAGATATGTATTTAATTTGCTTATAGCTTTAGTCTCTTCTCCTTTGGTAAAGACAAAATCACTATCTGTAAAAGAAGCATTGGGGATTAGTCCCGCCATCGGATCTCCTCCTCCTGAGATTTTTCGGAAGCTATTACGCACAACATTGAGATTTTCTGCATTTGCAATAGCTTTGGCATCTGCTCCACCTGGGTTTCCGATTGTGCTAACTACATTATCAAAAACAGAAGAACCTGTTTCTTGAAATACCGGGTCAAAAGTTCCTAATATAGTAGATGTATTTCCAGTAAGCAGGTCTCCCTCTTCTCCCATAGAGAAACTAACAGATAAACCATTACCAAGTAGTTGATCGTCTAGATTTTGAATATCTCCAATAGAGGCACTGGCCTTAAAAGGCTGAGATACTCCCAACTCTGCTTGCCCATCTATTGTATCAACAGATATACCAAAAAAGGCTAAAGCATTGGGTCCAGAGACAATCATATTTGGAATTAAAGTTTTATCTGGATACTTACCCATCAATAAAGATATTAATGCAATTTTTATATTTAAACCGTGAATTTCACGCCTAAGAGAGGTTGTTCTTCTATCAAACAAATCTCTTAAAAATCCTGGAACTACTCCTTCCTTTTCTATCTGCATTAATTTTTCTAAAACAGAACGAGGTGTTTTATTCCATTGTGGAGGTCTAAACTCCAGATTTCCCTCTGTATTACAGAAAAATTCCATATTCATAAAACCTGCCGCGGCTTCAGCTTTTTCATAAACGCTAGTATAAACACCTTTAAAAACTTTATATCCAGAGTCTCTGAACTTTAGAAGAAAAGGTCTAATATCTGTATTTTCATCATATTGATCTGAAACAATAAATAAGTTCATATCTCTATTAAGTCGAGCATCTTCAATACGTCTTCGCGCTCCAACCATCGTAAGGGCTCTAGTAACTTGATGATCAGCATCAAAATTTCCAGATAAAGATAATGTTCTATTATTTCCAAAAAGATTAAAATTATCAATTAATGCATCAGCAGAATCTAGTGAAATATCTTTGAATGGTTTGACTAAATTATTAATGCTAGTATTGATAGTATCAATTTCTGACTGAATTGTTCTGGCTAGTAACCCGGTGCTTCCGCCCGTAACCACCTCTCTGGTAGTCACATCTCTCAAGATTTTGGCCAATTTTATCTTTCGTTCTCTTAAGGCTTCAATGCTTTTATTTGCTTTATCACGCATTATAAAGGAGCTTGTTCCTTCTTCCAATGATTGACTACTTAATGTAATCATTCGATATGGTCTAAAGTTTCCTAACAATCTATTCTGTTTTCTTGCAACTTCAAGAATAGATGTCACGGCATTTGTAGGGTCAAGAGAGCTAGCAGAAGTTTGGGTCAAACCATTTGCCAAATATGCTTGCTCAATAAAAGATTCCACATTATATGGTTGACCCACCACTAAAATACTTAAAATATTAGCGATATCTAAGTTATTAAAAACACCCAGCGCACTACTATCAGAGGAAGTGACGGGCCAACCATAAAATTGACGATGGCGTCTAGCTGAAACAACATCTTCATCAAGAGGATCATTAACAGAAAGATTTGCCGTAGCAGTAATTACACCATCTTTCCATCTGTAAACAAATCCACTTGGATGCTGCATAATCTTAGAGCCATGCAAAGAGCCGCCATCATTGTATTGGCCCTGTAAAAGGTTTGTCTCGGATGCTACCTGTCCATTTAAAATACCAGAATCATATTTCAATAATCCACTTTGCAATAGATATTTATTTTCATCTAATAATTGTGGTCCACTAACAGATAAAACTCTACCAGACTCATCTGTTTTAATTTCATATGGAGTCAAGGGATCTTCTAATACACCCTGAGGATCATCAATGGCAGGCTCTACGTTAAGTCTAGCCCACTGCAACCAACCCATATTATCAATACAACGAGCATTTAAAATCCACTTACCATTAGAAAAACTTTCTTCTACATCTGTAATAAAACCACCATAAACATGAGTCATAGATAATGCATTATCAGAATTTTTTCTAAGTTTTTTATAAGTTTCTAAATCAATTCTTTGATTAGTATATAGTATTCTTTCGGCTTCTAAAACATTTTCGTCAATTTGCAAATAATCTTCATCAAAACTAGATTCTTCGGAATTAAAATGTTCAACTGTTTTATTTCCCCGAATATAAAAATGAACCTCATCTCCAGCGTTAACAATAGATTTTCCAAGATAGAAAACTCTAAGTCTATTACGAATATATCCCATATCCAAACTACCGTCTAAAGAACCTAAACCCAATTTTTCAAGTCCAGCAGAAACAATACTAGAAACATCTAATGCGGGACTATTAGGATCTCCAGAAGTCAAAGCATTTAATAATCCTATTGTACCATTAACCGCTTCATCAATAGCAACTTCAATGTCATCTTCCGAAACAGACATGATACGATATGGGTCTTCTAAAGTAAAAGATGCAGGACTTGGGGATGTTTCTAACGTACACATCGTATTAAAATTGGTAAACATACACAAATCAATTACACCTGTACCTGGACCGGTGTTATAGTTCTCTAGGCTTTCAGGATCTACAATCCAGGTTGTAAGTTTTATATCTGAGGCAAATGCATTTCGTTTAACTATTTTTAAGATGTCTTCCTTGTATGCATCATAAGCTACATCATCAAATCCTAACGCTAAAAGTGTATTATTAATTGCGCCAGTGATTTTCCCTATGCCATTCTGCGCACTAAGATCTGTTGGAGAGGTATTTGCTTCTAAGAATTTTGCATTATTTAATAAATCTATAAACAAACCAAGATTAATTTGATGTGTCTGTTTGAAAAAATCCTCAAATTTAGTTAAAGCTTCATATGTTCTAATTTGAGCACACTTATAAGCAAATAATGTTTTGGTTGCTCTTAACAGCATTTTTTCTGTTTTATCCATAAACTTAAGATCATTATTGGCCTTGAAAGTAGAAAAAGCTTTTTTCTTTATTAAAATAGATGCTTCCGGAGATATAGTGACTATATTTCTTGTATTCGGAATATGAGATTCCAACTTATTTTGTCCCAAATTTATAGCAATACCATCTCCAAATAAATTACTCTCAGTATTTCCACCAATAAATAATGGATAATTTCCAGATAAAGCATTTGATAAGATATTGGAAATACTTTTTTTAACAATATAATTATAAGACATTAAAACTTACTCCGCCTATTTATTGGCACATGATTAATATCAGCTAATCCTTCTTTAGTTTGGTTAAAAGAAGATTTTAATCGGCCACCAATCATTTGTTCCTGAGTATTTCCATAATCTGCTTCGGTTGGAATAGATAATTCATTAGTTGCTGCGCCATTAGTTGGAACTGAAGCAGATCTTGGAGTGCCATCTGAATATAATGGGTTTCTATGCCAAGGCATAAAGTTATTTCTGCGACCAGTTCTTCTTGTTACCATAAATGTAAAATTATAGTCAAACAATCCAGGACTTTCTGCTTTTTCTTGTACTGAAAAATCTTTAAAAAATCCCCTATATTTAACTCCTTGAAAAAATATATCAATAGAAACAGCAAATGCACCTAATGATGGAAGTAAAGTAGTTTTCTTAGAGGTATCATCAGAAATGCCTAAAAAAGCCTGAGTTATCTCTTCGACCACAGATCTTGTACCTTCTATAATACTTGTTGCCGCACCACTAAACAAGGCATCTATAGTGGCGGTTACTCCAGATGTAGAGTTAGCGCTATTTGAATTTTCCAAAGTATTAGAAGAGTTAGAGGCAAAATCATTAGCTCTCTGTATTAAAATTCGGTTCATTGTTAACTGTTCGTGACGATAAATATCACGCAATATGTTTATAGCCTCAATACCACCGGAACCAGTAGTTCCTCCTACAGTAATGATTGGCAATTCTTCGCCCCAATACTGGACAATATAACCACCTTTAGATAACGTATGATTAATTAGCTTAGTTTCTTTAATATCAAAACTTTGAGGATTGATATAAATTGGAAGATGATCTCTATGTTCTCCAGTTTTAGAGATTAGAGCCTCCAGATCTTGTGGCAATAAAAACCACATAACTTGTCTAGCCATAAAAACTCCTTTAAAATGGATTTTGTGCCTTAAGCATTTGGGTTAAACTATCTAATTTAACACTTATATTGGTTCCAAAACTATTTAAAGTATTGTTTAAAACAGATAAAGTATTACTCAAAATAATCATTGAATTTTCTCCAACTCCACCCTTATCTTCGGTAGCAGGCGGCTCTTTACCTGTAATTGCTGTGTAAAGCTGTGCCTGCATTTTAGCTGGATCTCCTCCCTCCGCTACAACTTTGCCGGCCATACTAGCAAGATCTTTATAAGACATATTTGCTCCACCAGCAAGTGCTTCAGCGGTTGGTGCAGCCTTTCCCTCAGAAGACTGAATTTTTCCAACCATTTCCTCAAATATATTTAACCCAGCGATATCTTCACTTTTTTCTTTGAACTCTTTATCTATTCCTCTAAGTCCAAGATGTATACCAATTTGTTGTAAAGCAGATGTCTGTAAAATAGCTTGGGCGCCTAAAGCAGAAACCTTAGAGGATATAGCCTCTTGAAAACCACGAGTACTGTTTCGAACATTTTTTCCGTCTGCAAAATCCTTTGCCAACTGCGCTTCTAAATCTTTGTCTCCAGACTTAGTAGCATTTTCAAGATTGGCCAACATCTCTAATGTTCTAGCACTTGATTGGGAATCTAAACCATACATACCTTCTAAAATCTGCTGTTGTTTATATGCTGTTGGAGCCAAAGATGCATCTGCGGCAGCTTGCTGAACCGTTACTATACTTCCCCCACCTAACTTGGTGAGAACATCTCTCATGGCCCCAGCTAACTCCGCTCCTACT